TCTACAAGATTTATGCCAAGGTTTTGAAAATTTAGGTAAAAATATTTATTTTTATGGTCTTGCAAGTGAGGCTGATGCATTAGGCGTAACATATAATTTTTTAGTTGGATAAGGCTACTAAAAGATATAATATTCCTATCTGGCTATCTAGTTGGACTTTTATTGATGGTAATAAAAAGAAATATATATTAAATAACTTTATTGTAAAAGGACATAATAAAGGAGAAATTTTTACTAACAAAAAAATTGTTAATAAAGCAGTTAATAAATTAAAAAGAGGACGTAAAAAAGGAAAGATAGTTCCTGTAAATTTATCACTGATAAGCCAGCATGGATTTGGCGTTAATGATAATTAATAAAATACAAAATGTCTTTAAATGATGAAATCAGGGAGTATCTATTAAACAACCCACACTTAATGCGTAGCAAATACGCAGACACCGCTAAAAAATTTGGAACTAATTATGAGCAAGTTAGATTAGTAGCTAGAAGGTTAAGAGCAAAAAATCCAGATACAGAGCCTAAAGAAAAAGAAGTTATAAATTTTCAAGAAACCAAAACTAATGCTATATTAACAGCAGAAAATTGCACTAGAGTAAAGTCTTTAGAGGATCTTTTATCTGCATGTGAAGTTGATTTAAATAATTGGGAAGTAGAAAAATATGACATTGGTACATATGAAGTTACAGGTTTTGATAACGATAGAAATCCTGTTACAGTTACAATGTTTAGGACAAAAGCATTTCTAAAAAGAATCAAAGCGGAACTTAACTTAAGTAAACTTAAGGAAGAACTTATTGAAGATTTACGTAATTTATCTCCTAAGGTTTCAAAAATTAAAAGAAAAAGACCTGATGATAGAAGTGATTTACATCTATTAGAAATTTCAGCTTTTGATTTACATTTAGGTAAAATTGGTATAAAAGGAGATGAGTATAGTATGGAGATAGCTGAGAACCGTCTTTTAAACGCTATAGAGCACTTATTATACAGAGCTCAAGGCTACTACATAGATAAGATACTTTTTATTGTAGGGCATGATTTATTAAACTCTGATAAGGATTGGCCTATACCAGCAACAACAAGAGGTACGCCTCAATTTAATTCAGACTACCATATAGATATGTATAGACAAGCTAGGAAACTTATGATCAAAGCTATTGACATACTATCTGAAGTGGCTGACGTTCATGTTATGGTAATACCAGGTAATCATGATAGAGAGTCTGTAATGCACTTAGGTGATACATTAGAGCTTTATTATGACAACAATAAAAATGTTAAAGTAGATAATAGTGATTGTTTAATGAAAGCATTACCTTATGGTAACAACCTTATTATATCTGACCATGGTGATGGGCCTAAAACAGCTAACCTTCCAGGTATTATAGCTCAAAGGTTTAAAAACTTATGGAGTGATACTGTGTATGTAGAAGTACACAGAGGGCACTTTCATACTAATAAAGCCATGAAGCTGCAGGCCATAGAAGAACTTAACGGTATAACTGTTAGAAATCTTTCATCTATGTCTGCAACTGATTATTGGCATGATAGTAAAGGTTTTATTGGTAATATAAAAAAGGCACAAGCTTTTATATACAGTAGACAAAACGGTTTACAAGGTATACTAAACTATAACGTTAGCGTTTAGTAAGATCTTCTTCTAGAATTTTAATAAGTACATTCTTATTATGTAGAGGTCTTGCATTTTTACCCTTATGTTTATTAAAGGCATAATATTCAGATGGGTTATATATTTGCTTAACTTCTCTAATAAGTCCTTTCTTATTAAATTTTACAATCCATCTAATGTTGTCATCTTGATTAGTAGATTTTAAATGCTTTAAGAATCCCATTACTTTTCTATTTTAGCTATGATCTGAGTTTCATAAAATAAGAAATACTCTTCTTCTTCATAAGTTACTGGAGTTATTCCCATAGGATCAAATATAACATAATCACCTTTATTTAACTCTTCTACCTTTTCACCTACAGATACTACTACTCCTCTGTCAGGTATATCAGGCAATACCTCAGTTAATATAATTCCTGATTCTGTTGTTTCTTTTGCTTTGTCTGGATTAATTATAACCCTAGCGCCTACTGCTTTCATCATAGTGTAAATTTTTTGTGGGTATTACCCGTTATTAAACATAAATAGTCTTGTTCTGTAGTGTAGACTCTTCTTCTGCAGCTAGAGTTATGAAACCCCATACTGTGTAATATATAACTTAGTTTTTTCTTTAAATTAAACATACCATACTTTGTATACCTTAGTACCATTAGAGGTGGTACATGCGAGTTCTTTCTTTTTTATTTCCTTTTCTTTTAACTTGCTTTTGTCCCAGTATTTTGGATTCTTGCTGTTTAGTTTCCTCTTTTTTGGCATACTCTTCTAAGTTTTTTATTAATTTATTATTTTGTAATTCTAGGTTAAATTTATATGCATATATAAATAAACTAGTAGTTGCTAATATAACTATTATTAATGTAAATATTCCCATTTTAAAATATGTATCTAATTTTATTCCAAGGTATAACGGTATCGTGTAAATCTACAAATTGTTTTATGTATTCACGTTTTAATTTATAATTATATCTAACGTTTTTTCCACCATACTGGGATGTTTTAGTTTCCTGTATATTAGGAGTCCATATATCTACTTCTGTTTGTGGGTGATTTTTTAAGTTTAACGTATGTCTTTCAAAGTTATGAGTTAAAAATATACACTCTGAAAATACTTGCTCTTTATACTGTACATAATCATTCATCATACTAAAAAGCTCAAAGTAATCGTTTAACCATCCTTCGTATACTATAATAGGGCTATAGTTCACATGAACATCATAACCTGCTTCTATAAAAGCATCAATAGCTTTAATTCTGTCTATAATTTTAGATGTGTTAGGCTCGTGTATATCAGCTTTGCGCTGTGGCATTAAGCTAAATCTGATACGTATTTTACATTCAGAATCAAATTCAATTAAATCTGGATTAACATACTTCGTTGCAAAACTACCCATAATATCAGGATGATTTTTAAAGAATGTAAATATTTTTTTCCACTCATGATGTTTAGCATGAAGAGCAAAATCTTCATTACAACTTATATCGTAAGTTATATATTTCTCATGTGTTTGGTTTGGTTTGTCAACTACTGCAAATGCAGCATGACTATTAATTTCAGTTAAAATATCTTCAGTGTTTGTAGCTACAGATAGCCCTCTAGGTTTATGGCGTTTCATATAACAATAAGAACAGTTATACAAACAGCCATAACCAAAGCTAGGGGATATAAAATCTGTAGACCTACCAGATGGTCGTATTTTAAATGTTTTTCTATTTACTTTTTTGATCATCTATTTTTTCTAATTCAAATTCTAAGTGAGCTATTGCTTTTTTTAAACATTCTACAGGAGTATCATGTTTATGGTATGCACGTAAAATATAAGTAGTAGCGGTAGCAAGATGGTAAGGAAGCTCAAAGTTATCACATACTTTCCTTGCTTCATAACCATTTCTGCCCCTATAATAATTTGGAACTTTAGTGTCTTTTAATCCTAATTCTTCTTTAGACATTTTCATTTTAGGATTTATATTTGTAGTAGAGTCCATATTTCTATCATATTCATAATAATATTTATTTTTTTTGTCCATTAGTCTAATTTTGTTTTAAAGTGATCAATTATTTTATTCATTTGCCTTTTGTAGAATAAATCAAAATCTACATATTCCATTTGGCCTGTATCTCCATTCATAGTTTTAGGCTGTGTTTTTTCCCATAGTTTATACAATACGCCTCTCATTCTCTGGCTAGGTGTCTTTTCACTAAACTCTACGTTAGTTGTTGCTTTTTCAACTGCATCTACTTGATCTTGATTTATAGTGCTTGTTGATATTAATACATATCCTGGTTTCTTTATCATTCCAAATAAATTTACCATTGTTTCACTTGTTAGTTCTGGAGTCCCAAGGTAAACCCTTAAGCTTCCGTCTGCTAAGGTACTAACTTTATCAATACCTCCCTCAAATACTACTGAATTTTTCATACTTTCTTTTTTAATTGTTTTGCTATATTCTCTGCATTCTTATCATATACTATTAAGTATATAGGGTCTGATTTTATAACTTTATCTTTTTCTAAAGTTCCTTTACAGCCGTATATACAATTTTTAATAGTAAAATTTTCTGTAATACTATCTACTATTTTCTGTGTTTCATCATTTACTGATGTAATCTTATCAGAGCATATTATATAAGCTATTCTTACCTTTTCTTTATTTTTAATAACCTGATATGCAGATACATATTCATTAGTTTCTTTTAGAATATTATCTGTTTGCTCCCATTCTTTTAGAGTTTCAAAGAAATGCTTTTTAGTTATAGGGTCTAAAGTAGGTAGTATAGAGTATCCTGTAAGATATATAGCGTCTATATCAAAGTCTTTGTTGTACCTGTATTCATTACAGCCATCAGGCCTGTAGTATATCTTGTCATAAACAAAGTCTTTTTCTTTATACTTGTACTTAACAAATATTTCTCCTTGTAATTCAGAGTGCTTAGATGGCCTACAAATAAGATATACAGAATGCACGTTACCTCCATGCATCCTGATATATCCTGTATTGTGTTCCGTCATTTCAAAATCTCCAAACTCTCTTCTTATACTAGTTGGGATAAGTTTAAATAAATAGTTTATAAACTTTTGTTTGAATTGTGGATTCATTATAATATATTTTCATTCATTATATGTATACTTCTTTCTGATTTCTTATCTAGATAATCAAATCCTTGACTAGGCCAATAATCATTATCAGTACAGTATTTATAAATTTCTAAATCTCTATTATATAATTCTCTACCCTTGTCTAGCAAGTCATCACCTATTTGTATAATATTAATGCTAAATGGTGGGCTTTTTTCTATTGCTACAATATAGAACTCATGAGCCTTTACAGCATCCATGTAGAATGCAGCTTGCTTATAATACTTAAACTTCCTTACAGAGCTTGCAAAGCCGTAATAAGAGCTATCTTGTGTTGTTTTTAGGTCTACTATAATATTAGCATCTTTATTGTATACATCAAGCATACCTCTGCACTTAACATCATGCTCTTCGTTTTCCCATACTATAATTTGCTCCTTAAGACCATTAGTTAACATAAGCTTAGCATCGTCATCTCTCATTAGCTTTTCTGTCATTTGTTCTATTAAATGATAGTCTTGTTCTGATATAACAGTTTTAAATATATTATTTTTTACAAATTCTGCGTAATCCGCCTTTCCCTGTTTAGTTCTTTTATCAAATTTAGGAGATACAGCGTAGTGCTTATTAAACTCTTCTGGTTGCAATACATTCATGTGTAATGCAGATCCAAATTTCATTGCTGGTGTAGACGGCTGTGGATTATCTAAAGCAAATCTAAAATATTCTGGTGATTTACCAGTAAGGTTGCTCAACATACTGTTAGATACATATTCAGTATCTTCGTAGTAGTTGTGATGTGATAAGTTGTGATCTTTTATTAATTTCATTTTTTTTATTATAGTACATAAAAGCCCTCCCGAAAGAGGGCCTCTATGCAATTAAAAACAAACCGAGAAAGCTCTACAAAGTAGTTACTACTAATTTGCTCCCTGTTCTTTCTTAGGCTTGTCTTCTTTTTTGTAAAACTCTTCAGCACTAATTCCTTCTTTTCTTTTTTCTGCATCATCTAAATGTTGCTTGTCTAGCTCTACCATTCTTTTTAGAATATTTTCAGCTTCAGGTATGTTCAGACAATACTCATTTAATGCATTTCTAAATCCATCTAAATCATTAGTTTCTGCTCCATTATAATCTTTATGAGCCCAAGTTAATAATGCAACTTCATGAGAGTGTAAAGCTTCTGATAAAGCCTGTAAAGTTTTATTTACATCTTCATCTACTTTGTATTTTGACCCCATAATATTGATTTCTATTTTTTTAGTTTTCTTTGCCATATAATTCTTTTTCTAAGTTATTAATTTTTTGTTTTAATTTTTCTTGATTTTCTAATAGTATATCTACTAGTTTTGTTTCTTTCTCATACTTTGTGATATTTATATCATAAGTACAATGTAGTTGTATTTTAAATTTCTCATAAGACTGTACAGCGTGGCTGTATAAGACTTTTATGTGAGGGTATACTACTAAGAAATTTTCTATAGCTTTGTTATAATGTATTACAGTTGCATGATCTTTATTAATACAGT